TGAATTTTTGCCTGAAGCGTATCTAGCCATTATCTTAAATTAAGCCCTGTAGGTTGCAGTTTAAGTGAAACCCCATCATTGTCATTAGTAGAAGCAAAAGAAAATGCTTCGTTGTACAAGCCATTTAGTAAAGGAAACTTATCTGGTGCAAATTTTACTGCTAATTTACTAGCCAGTCCAGCACATATGCATTCAGACCATGTGTAAGGTATATCTGCATCTTGATTTGATAAGGTAACATCATCTAATTGTGTCATTGCCCAATAATTTAATCTATATGTGCCTTTATCTGGTGTTTGCCAAACATATATTTTATAAATATTATTAGATCCAGCTTGTCTGCCTTTATCTAACATATATTGATTTGGTTTTCCAGTATTAGTCTTGTTAGGTATTTGATTATATTCACCTATCGTAACTCTATTAAGTATAGTGTCTGTTCTTGTTGCATCTGCAGAATTGTAGATAACAACATCTAAAAAGTCTAAAACTCCTGCAGGAAGGTTATAAGAACTTGTACCAGCTACAAGATTGAGTGTGTTTTGTGTTACAGTCCAATAGTTTATGCCACGATTTGCCCATTCAGAGAATAATAAATTTAGACTACGCCTTGCAGATATTGCTTGATCTCCAGTTCTTGTCTGAATATCTAATCCACATCTTTCGTAGGCTTCATTTATTATCTCTTCTATATTGGGTCTAAACGCTACTGTTTCAGATGTTGCCATTTACTGCACCTTATAGTTTTTCTTCAATCTCATAACTATTTGGTAACTATCATTTGCCGCAGCTCCAGTTGTAGTAAATAATACATCACCAGTTGGATTAACTAATGTTGCACCATTTCCCATACCATCACCATGAACAGTACAATAATAGTACAAGAATGGTGTGTCTGCAGTTGTTACAATAGTTGTTTTAGCCCCTGATTGTCCTGGAGTACCAGTAGATGTAACTCCAATCGTATAAGAAGCTCCACCAGCACCTTGTTTAAAGGCAATTGGATGTCCTGCATTTGAACCATTTGATTGATCAAAAATGTAAGTGTGATTTTTCAACAAATTTATTGGGGGAGCAGTTACACCACCAAGTGCAAATTTATTACCACCATCATTAACAACTGTAACTGCATATGTGCGAGTTGCTTCTGTCAATTCTGTAGTTGAAGGTAAGCCACCAGTTTCTTGAAAATCAAAATTACCACTTTGGTCTTCTGTAAGATTTAACATTATTGGGTCTTGACCATCTCCATCTTTAAGGACTTGGACAGTCATTCCTGCAACATTAAAATTACAATCTAGTATCTTTAGACCTGTACAAGCAACACCATTAGAATTTACATCAAGTGTTGAGGCATCAATTTTCTGCACTGCAGATTCATTGCCACCATCTACATATTGATAGTTAAATTGAAACACTGCTTCTCTTACATTGTCTGACTGTTTCTTAATTGAAACTATATCTGCCATGTATAACTCCTATTAAGATGCTACGTCATATCCATGAATTGTTATAACAATTCTACCTGCAGTATAAGTATTATTTGTTGCTGAACCAGCTACTAAATATAAATACTGATCTGCTACAATACCACCACCAGCTACTCTAGTACCTACGGCAAGATCACCACTATTAATGATTATAGTTTCAGTTAAATCACCAATTGCACCATCTTCTACTCCAGTTGCTTCTGTAGCTGAATATAGGTCAATGTCTGGATCACCACCTGCAGGAGTTTCAAAACACTCCATAGTAACACCAAAAACTACACCAGTATCTGCAGTTGTAACTCTACCTATGTAGGCAACTCCAGTACCAGCTTTACCAATAATATCATTTGCACCACTTGAAGCTAACCCAGTTAAATCTATCATAAGTGTAGTTTTAACTAAATTTACATTTGTAGTTGTATCACTTTTAAATCTTTCTACTTGTGTAATATAAGTTTCTGCAGTGCCTTCTATTCCAGCACTACCCAAGGCTTCTGTAGCCATTTTACTACCACTAATAATGGTAATAGCACCAGTAGTTGCATTTTTAGAAATTTGTTCAAATCCATTTATAGACCTAACTGGACCTGTAAAAGTTGTGTTAGCCATGTCAATCTCCTTGTCTTGGCAATTGTCTGCTTTCGCAGTCAAGGTTTATGTTTAGGAGAGGAGTTATCCCCTCTCCCATCTTAATTATTAGTTAGCACCTTCTGTACCAAAAATTCCACGCCAATCAGTAAAACCAAAAGAATATCTTTCTCTTACTTTGTAGCGTACATTTCCAGTCTCAAAGTCACCTTCCATGCCTTTTTTCATAGCACTTCTTTGAAACATTTTAAGACCATCTGGTACATCTGTCTTAATAAAGAACTGATCAGCATCTGTTAAACGTCTCATCACATGGTATCCTTGAGGTAAGTAACCACCTGATTTAATAGCGTTTAAGTCGTTATCTGCAGTTCCAGTTCTCAATTGACTTTCAAGTAATCTCTCAGCTACGAAAGTATATGCAGTAGGAATAATTAACATTGTTCCTTGTGCGGCGATCCTAAGACCACGATCATCTTTCATATCAGCAATATTTATCAAGATACTTTCTAATGAAGTTTCAGATAAATCCGCTGCCGTTGCTAAAGTATTACTTTGAATACCATTTTGAGTTGGGTGATTTTGGTTTAATAATGAAACCCCATCACCACCAGCAGTTGTTGTAGCTTGGTTTAAGATAGTTGCGGCTTTGATCTCTTTGGTTGTTGCCATTGATCTCGCTAACGCTTTTGTATATCTTGAAGCCAATGAACCATATAGTCCATCTTCTTCAGCTTCTTCTGTAACAGAGAAAGCTAACGCTACTGTTTCATGTTGGTATCTAGCAGTCCACTGTTGAGAAGCTGAATCGTAACTGATTCCAGCACCCTCATCTTTAGTTGGAGCCGCACCAAAACCTGTTAACAATACGTCTTCCTCAAATGCTTTTTGAGATGTATTGCTTTCAAATACTGATGTGTACTCTGGTGGATAACTATCATACTCTAACCCGAACAAGGTGTTTAAACCAGGCTCAAGCATTTTTGCAAATTGTGCTCTATTCATTGCCATTGTCTAAATCTCCCTATATTCCAGCACTATCTTTGAGCAAGTGCTCATTGATAAGTACTTCCATTATTGCATTTGCACCAAAGGCATTATCTGGTGTTTCATACAGACTTAATATTTTAGCAGTCGCAGTTCCTGCCGCCATAGTGCCTGATAATTCAAATCCAGATTGTCCAGTAGTTGTAGAACCAACACCAGCAACAAGGTCACAACAGTTACCTATGTTTGTCTGTGCAGTAGTTCCTGCAGATTGAGCCTTAAACACTGTATATGGATCATCATATACATATGCCTTGATATTCGTTGCTACTGTACCAGTCGGCCAGTATTGTGAATATACAAATGATCCATCTGTAGCAGTATATGATACTCCAGCAAATACGCCTATATTATTAACTTCAGTTGCAGAATGAGGTGTTAACACTCCACCTGCAGTAATTATAACTACATCTCCTGTGAAGATGTTTTCAGCTAAACCTGAAGTTATGGTATATACGTTTGCACGAGAGTAACCATTACCACTAAGATGACGAATAGGTGTTAACCCAAAAGCGGCGTCTACGTTTGCCATTTTTCTCTCCTAGTTTTAAAAGTTAATCTTCCATGGCAGACAATTGTCTACCACCACTAACTGAACTCTTCCTCTCTTGATAGATTCGTTGTCCAGTCTTTTGCCCTAAAGCATCAAGATCGCCAGAAAGTGATTGGTTTTGCTCTAAACTCTTACTGCCATAGTACTCCTTCATCTGACGATGTTTTTCTTTTGGCATTTCGCATAGAAGCATACCTTCAATTCCTATACAACCTTCCCATTGTCCATGATTAATAGTCGGAAACAACTGATTCTTCACAGTATTAGCAGGTCTAGCTTCCCACCCTTCTCGCATACGTTTGTATACGTTGTCAGGTGTGTCCTTGCCCTGTATTGACGTAGCTACCCATCGTTGTACAAATCCAGGTCTTGGGTCTGGTGCATCTAATAACGCTGGTGGTGTCCATGAAGTTTGAGGTCGACTCTCTTCATCACGAACATTTTCTCTTGCTTCTTGTGCTCTAACATTTCTCTTCTCAGTCATATCTAGCTCCTTTGACTTTTTTGTATTTCTGAAGCGTATTTTTTCAAACCCACCTCATCATTAATTCCAAGTTCTCTAGCCATTCTAAGTTGATCCTGTGTCATTCGCACTCTATTGCTTTTGTAGCTTGAGCCACCCGCAGAAGGCGTTACTATCTTACTGCTTTTTGCTCTGGGCTTACTTCCAGCAACATCTACATTAGATACTAGTTCAGGGAAAACCCTTTGTAAACGACTATTTAAATTTTCATAATACTCTGAAGAATTTTTATCAAAGCCTTCAATGTCTAACTGTACATCAATTGCTCTGGCTGCCGCACTTTCTCTTTCATAACCTTTTTTATTAAACCAATCGTTTGCTTTCCACCATTGGGTTGCTAATACTGGAGTTGGGTCTTCTACATTTTGCCTTGCTCTGTCTACAGTAGGCGTAATAGGTTGGTTTTTTTGCATATTCTTTTGCATCTCACCTACCCTTATAGTCGCTCTCATATCAGCTAATTGTTCTGAAAAGTTTACTTGAGCTTCAGTATCGCCTTCTTCAACTGCTTTGGTTAATGCTTTTTTAGTAAGATCATACCTATGAGCAAAATCATTTTGAACTACACTTTGATTTCTTTGCACATTTTCTTGCTCTAGTCGTTCTAGTCTTTTTTGCATTTGAGCATTATGTTCTTGCAAAGCTAAAGTTTCTTTTTCTGCTTTAGCCTTTTGTGCATTTATTTTGTCCATTCTTCTTTGAACTCTTTTCCCATATTCCTCTGGTGTCTCTTTAGGCTCTTTGACTTCAGTGGCTTCTTCTTTGGGAGTTTCTTCTTCAGTTATCTCAATTTCAAAGTTATCATCACTAGCTTTACGCTTAGTTTCCTCGATCTCTTTTTCTATTTCCTGTATTACAGGATTATTTTCTTGGTCTTCCATGTTCGCTACTCCAAGTTATTGCAATTATAAATAGGCAGTTACTTCTACACCTTCTGGCAAGATTGATGTAATCTCGTCATCGTTTAGTAAAAGAAATCTAACACCATTTATTACTAGTTTTTGACCAGCATATTTTCCATAGGTTACTCTATCACCAACTTTTGGCTTATTATTAATACGCCAACTAGCTCCAGTTCCTCTTTCTCTATATGCAAGTTCACCAATACCAGCAACTTCTCCATGAGCAGTTAAATACGCCTCATTCTCTTGAGCTTTAGAAGGCAATATAATGCCACCCTTAGTNTGTTGCTTGATTTGATTTGGTTGTATCAGTATNTTCCAACCCATAGGGATAGGCAACTGATGTTTGGCACAAGTGCCTTTTGTTTCTTCGTCAGTATATATTTTCGCTACGTCATGTTGATGAGACATGTTTAATCCTCTTCATCTATTTTAGTTAATGTTTCGTCAATTATAGCACAAGCGGCTTCTAAACCTTGTGCTAAACCAACGTCTTTTTGATACGATTGAAAATCAGTTTCTCGACCTTCAATCATCTTCTCGGCTATTGCCGATTTCTGTTCCCTCAGTTTTTTCTTTATCCTCTTGAGTAGTTCCACTGTGTTCATTTTTTATCTCTGCCTTCCCAAACATTGATATGCCAGTTACATGAATTTCTACGTCTTTATTTTCCATATTTCTTAACCACTTTCTTTTTTGTTTTAATTTTCTTAACTTTTGGCTTAACCATCTTTGATTTACCATATTTCATACTACTACCTCCTTTATACAATGATGGAAAATTTGCTCTTAACATAAGTAATATAGTAACTAATTTTTAAAAAAACACAATTAATTAAATAAAACCTTATTTAAGGGTTGACATATGTACCTACAAAACATATATTAATTTTAAGACATTAATAAACAATAAAATTTGGAGACTTAAATGCAGACAATAACAGAAAAATTCGCAAATCACTTAGGTTACTCAGACATCAATCCTTATGAAGTTGTAAGAGTTGTTTCAGACAAATGTATTGAAATAAGAGCAATGGATGCAGAGCCTATCAAATGGGAAAAAGACATTATCCAAGGTGGCTTTTCTCATCATGTAAAAAATCAAGATGAGCAGAAGTGGGATATTACTTCTAATGATGCTAACC